GAAGAAAAGAAAACAGAACAAAAGAAGGCAGCATTAGAGCATTCTATTAGACAAAAGAAGAAAAATGACGAAGAAAGAAAGAAATTATTAGAAGAACAAAAAGAAAGCTTTTTAGAAAAAAGCTTAGACCAAAAAGAAGCAACTACAGCTGAAACTACCGAAGAAACTACAGCTGAAACTACCGAAGAAACTATAGCGGAAACTACCGAAGAAACTACAGCAGAAACTACAGCAGAAACTACCGAAGAAACTACCGAAGAAACTACACCGGAAACTACATCAGACAATGAAGATAATGAATTAAAGGAAAATTTAGATAAAATGGATCCTTGGATGGAACGTAAAATGACACAACAAAATCCAAAATCATCACCAGAAGTAGTACCCGAAACATTAGCAGTAACAGAAGGAACACCAAAAGAAACAACAGAAAATGCTTAAAAATAATTAAATTTTAATTATTTTTTTAAATTTTTTTTATTGTATTAATATATAAAATGAAATATTCCAAATTATCTGCACAAGCAATGGAAGTATTAAAAAGATTTTTCAAGTATTTAGTGGAAGGTTTAATGGTTGCAATTGCTGCTTATGTTTTCCCAAGAAAGAAGATGAATCCAGATGAAGTATTAATGATTGCTGTAGTTGCTTCTGCTACTTTCGCAATTTTAGATATGTATGCTCCAACTATAGGACATACGGCTAGACAAGGTGCCGGTTTCGGTATTGGTGCTGGATTAGTTGGTTTCCCTGGTAAACCATTCTTTTAAATTAATTAGGTTAAATTACATATAAAGGGTTAATTATCATTAATAATTTTACTATAAAAGGTTAATTACCAAAGGTTATAACCTAAAAAGGTTAATTACCAAAGGTTATAACCTAAAAAGGTTAAATTACATATAAAAGTTAATTATCTTTGATAATTTTACTATAAAAGTTAATTACCAAAGGTTATAACCTAAAAAGGTTAATTATCATTAATAATTTTACCATTCTTAAGTTCTATAATTCTTTTTGTATATTTTAATAATTCTTTATCGTGAGTTATTAAAATTATAGTTTTGTTTTTTTCTAATTCTTGTATAAGTTTAATAACTTTTTCTTTATTTTTGTTATCTAATGAGGAGGTTGGTTCGTCTAATATAATTGCTTTATGTTTATTGAATAAGAATCTTAATAACCATACTATTTGTCTTTGTCCTCCTGATAAAAGTGACCCATTCTTACCAACTTTTTTATTCATTAATCTTTTAAAATCTGGAATAATATCATTTATTTCATTTTTTTTAAGTATATTGAATATTTGTTTTTCGCTTATTTTTTCATCAATACCATAAGTGATATTTTCATATAGTGTTCTATTAAATAATTTAGGGTGTTGTGGAATATATCCTATAACTCTCCTGAGTTTATCTATAGGAACTTTATTAATTTCAATATCATTTAGTAATATTTGACCTTTTTTATAATCTTTAAGTCTAATAATAAGTTTTGCGATACTAGATTTTCCAGAACCTATGGTACCTATAATTGCGGTAGTAATATTAGGTTCTAATGTAAGATTGAAATTTTCAAATATAGTTTTATCTGTATATCCAAAAGTTAAATTTTTAATTTGAATGGTTGTTTCCTTAATTTTACTAAGTTTTTCAATATCATTCGGTTTATATGTTTCTTTTGTTTTTTCAGGTAATCTATTTAAAAATGCCTTTAAAATATCAACTCTTCCCTTAGTATCTATAAAAAACCTAGTATCATAATAAATAGACATTAACGTTGTTAATATGGAATAATTAATTATAACTACGGAAATTAATGTATCTATTTTATATGTATTATTTAGGTATAATTTGAAGGATGCTAAATTAAGAACTATAAATATTATTATGAATGTAATGGAATAAATTATTTTAAAATTATTATTACATTTATTTAATATTCTTTCTGCTTTACTTGTTTTAAGACCAAAATCTCCTAATCTATCTTTTTCATCTTTGGTTTTTTCAGATGTATAGATAGATAAAAGGTTTGATAAAGTATCTTCTATTTCTTCGTGTGTAAAATCATATATAGTTTCGGAATCTATTACTTTTTTCTCACATGTTTGTGTATATTTATAACATATTCCAATTACTACACTAATACAACCTAAATAAACTAATCCCAATGTTTTATTATGGTAAAATAAATATAGAAAGGTAGATACTATAAAAAATAAATTAGTAAATAAGAAATTTCTAACAGTTTGGAATACATCATATAGAATATAAGGGGAATTAATTATTTTAGTAAGTATTTCACCTAATTTTAAATCTTCATAATTAGATTTATGTCTTTCTATAACTTCTTCTATAATATATTTCCTAATATAATTAATAAATTTAGGTTGTAAATTAGAACTAATTCTACCGGATACTAAATTTAAAAACTGATATACCGACCAAATAAATATTAACATTATAAATATATTTTTTATTTCACTCATATTTTTCTTCTTTATAATAGAAATTAATTTACCATAATAATGAGGTAAAGCAACCTTATTTAATGGTATATATAAGAAAGTTAATACATATAAAATATACATATAAAGATTGTCTTTAATGAAATTAATATAAAGTTTATATATCATTATATTAATTAGAGGTAAAAAATATTTTTTTATTAATTAAATTATAATATTTGGATTATTTTACTTATACACTGGGAATGAAATTCCTATACACTGGGAATGAAATTCCTATACACTGGGAATGAAATTCCTATACACTGGGAATGAACTCCCATTTTAAATGTTCGCATATTTTTTCCCAAATTAAATCCTGTTGGTGTAATTTTTCCCTACTTTTTAGTAATATAAAACAATCAATAAATTCATCCAAGTCTAATAATTGAACAAATTTATGTAAAACATAGGAATATGATAAGAAATTCTTTCTCTCTTTAGGACAATGTTTCGCAAATGGTATCTGTATTTCTTTAAACATTCTCCGTAATATTTCCTCTGTTTCTCTTGACATAATAGGAGGCGGTAATCCATTTAATTTATTCATAATATGAGGTACGTGTTCATAATATTTATTTTTTTTAAGTTTTTTGAGAATTTCTCTAATCTTACCCTGTGTTAAGTTAGACATATTATCAATTCTTTCTTTCTTTATTTCTAATAATATTTGGTCATATAAATCTTTAGGTATATCAGTAGTTTCTTTGGCTTGAAATTGTGCCAACCATTCATTAAAATGATTAATTCTCTTATAAGCAAAATAACATACTTCTTTCGGCGGGTCTTTATAAGAAGGTTTATCAGAATCAATAATAATATATGAAATATCTCCACATTTATTACATATCATACATCCTTGTGAAAGATGTATGATTTTTTCACCTTGGCACTTTGTACATATATCATTTGGATCGTCATAAACTTTTACAAAATCATTATCTGTTATGGATAAATATTGCTCGCAAATATTTTTTCTAGAGTTTTTAGTTACAGAGTCTTTATTTAACCAATCCATAACACTTTTAGAATAATTTGTGGATTTTTTATTTTCCAATGGTTTTTTACTATTTTCATAATAATCAAACAATAAACTTGAAGTTTTTAATAAATATTCATTCTCTTCATCATTATTTTCTAAACTTTTTATTTCATTTTCTATATTTTCAATTCTTTCATCTAAATTATGTTTCACTTCAAAATCTTCATCATTTAAAGTTTTTAAATCTATACCTTCAAACTTTAAATATTCCTTTTGTAATACTTTTAATTCTCTCCTTTTTAAAGGCAATTTACTTTTATTTTCTTTAAATCCTTTAATCGTTTTATTATGCTTGGCGTCAATGGTTGTTCGTGTATCCACATACTTCTTTTTCCTATTTTTTACTTTAAATGACATAATTATAATATTATAATTATATATTTAAGAAAAATCCTTTAAATTAAAAATTAATATGTATTTATTATTATTTAATTTTTACGATATAAAAAAAAACAATATTTCTTATAAAAAATAATTCAAAAATATATTATTTATGGTTTATTTTATTTTATAAAAAAAATATAAATAATACTTTTTTTTTTATTAATTCTCGTAAAAAAAATATATTGTTATAGATTATACAAAATGGGAGGAGGATTAATGCAATTAGTTGCCTATGGCGCTCAAGATATTTATCTTACTGGTAATCCACAAATTACATTCTTCAAAGTTGTTTATAGAAGACATACTAATTTTTCAATGGAATCCATTGAACAAACTTTCAACGGAACTGCTGATTTCGGCAGAAAGGTTGTTTGTACTGTCTCCAGAAATGGTGATTTAATCCACAGAGTTTACCTCCAAGTAACTCTCCCTGGTGTTGTAGCCAAAGGTGGTGATTACTTCAGATGGGTCAACTGGGTTGGACACGCTCTTGTCAAGAACGTCGAAGTCGAAATCGGTGGACAAAGAATCGATAAACACTACGGTGACTGGCTTCACATCTGGAATGAACTTACCCAAACGGCAAGTAAACAAGCCGGATACGCCAATATGGTTGGTAACGTCGACAGATTATTCAGACCTGTTGGACGAGTAGGAGGTTCTGGAGGTGCCGGTACTTCCAGTATTAGACAAGCAGGTACCGCCGACGGTGAAATGCCAGAAGTTGTTCTTTACATCCCACTCCAGTTCTGGTTCTGTAGAAACCCAGGTCTTGCTCTTCCACTTATTGCCTTACAATACCACGAAGTCAAGATTAACCTCGAATTTAGAACCCTTGCTGAATGCTGTGGTGTTAGTTCAACTGTTCCATCAGGTGTTTCATTAACTGGTGCTTCATTATATGTTGACTACATCTACTTAGATACTGATGAAAGACGAAGATTCGCCCAAGTTTCACACGAATACTTAATTGAACAACTTCAATTCACTGGCGATGAATCAGTCACTTCAACTAACAACAAGATTAAACTTAATTTCAACCACCCATGTAAGGAATTAGTATGGGTTACTCAATTAGATGACTGTGTTGTTGCTGCTCCTGAAGGTGCCAAAATTAATGGACGACAATGGTTTAACTATTCCGATAAAGTTGATGCTACTCCATACGTACAAAATGACGCCCTTGTTCTCAACGATATCTTGGATGGTGTTATTAATACCTCCCCAGGAGTAAATGTTGGTTCAGCATATGACGCAACTAATGCTATTAGTTCGGCACTCGATACTAATAATACTACTAATATGGGGGGTCAAGTTGTTAATCTTTCGGGAAATGCTGGTACGGGTCTCTTATCCCTTAACAACGCCTTATATGACCAAGGTGAAAATCCAACTGTTACCGCCAAACTCCAACTTAACGGACACGATAGATTTTCACAAAGAAACGGAAGATACTTCAATCTTGTTCAACCATTCCAACACCACGAAAGAGTTCCTTCCACCGGTATTAACGTCTACTCATTCGGCCTTAAACCTGAAGAACACCAACCTTCTGGAACATGCAATATGTCCAGAATTGATAACGCTACTCTTCACTTAACCTTATCCAGTCTCATCACTTCAAGTGCTGCTGCGAAGGTCAGAGTATACGCAACCAACTACAATGTCCTCAGAATCATGAGTGGTATGGGTGGTCTCGCATACTCCAACTAAATTTATTTTATTTATCTATTTATCAAAAAAAAACAAAAAAAAATTATATTTAATGATATTGAATATACTTTTTTATAAAATTTTTATAGTCATATATATTAAGTTACACTATGAAAAAATTAAGTTCAACTATAAAAGAATTAAGTTCCACTGTAAATAAAAATTATATTATCCCATTAGTTATAGTCATTTTAGTTATTTTAGTCATTTACTTTAGAACAAAAGAAAATTTTTTTATAACAAATGAAATTGACCAAATAAAAAATACATTTAGAGGTATTTGGGGTAATATTTTAGATATTACTATACCTGCGATTAAAGAGTTTAAAGGTTCAAATAAAAAAAGTGTTTCAAATATTATTAGACTTATACCTTGTAAAACAAACCTTTTTTCACATAGATTAGTAAAAAATGAAATGAATAATATTAATAAAATTAACTACCAATACGGATTAGATGAGCATATTAACAACCAAACCTCAGGATTACAAATAGGTAATGATTTATCTACTGCTAAAAAAAATCTTAGTTATGGTTTTATTATAACATTTAATCCAGAACAATTAAAACATAACTTTGCTTATTTAGGTATAGAAATGAAATCCAGAAATAATTTCAATAACCTAAAGAAATTTAATAAATATAAAGATACTATACCAGAAAGAAAAGTTATAGAAGTATTCACACTCAATAATTCCACTTCCGATTTATTACCCTACTTCAATAAAGGTCAAAATAAAAAAGATATAGAACTAATCGGCATCTTCGAAGAACAAAATAATTTAGACTTTATCAAAACCTTTAAAGATAACAAATTTAACTTATTAGACCTATACGGCAATAAACTTATTACCGGATGTAAAATAGATAAACCATATTGTAATATTGAACTTCCGAATAAAGGTAATGTTAGAGGAAGAAATGGATATATAGTAGGAAAATACTCCCCTAAAGATAAAGGAGTTATTGCTCTTAACCAAAATGAGGAGTTTCTTAAATATAATAATATAGAAGAATGTAAAAATAATAGGAATAATCATAAATCATTATTTTCAAAAGAAATAAATACTAAAAAATTGGCTTTAAATGATAACCTAATTAAAAATGAAAAAGAATTTATTAAAAAACATTTAATTGAAAACACTGGTCTCAAATGTAGACAACACCATTCCGAATATAACAAAGATTTCTATTATGGAGGTATAGGTGAAGACGAAGAAGTAAAATGTTATGCCGATAATATGGAATGTATTTTTTATGATAATAAAAATAAATGCGATGAAGAAACAAGAAAAATTAAAGATATTAAAAATAAATTATTTAATTTAGACCCTTATACAGAACAAGACCCATTTTATATTCCAGAAGATAAACAAGAAAGTTATAAATCTTTAAAAGGAATAAATTGTATTAAAA